AAACCAGAGCAGCAGCATCAGCGGCCGTCACTTCAACCTTGAAGTCTGGAATCGAAGCAGCAGCAAATCGGATGGCAAAGTAATGGCGGATCTCGGTAGTGCAGTGCGAGGATATTTGGCGGCAAATACGGGTGTTTCTGCACTCGTGTCGACTCGTATATTCCCGGACGTTCTACCGCAGGGATACACCATCAAGACTGGCGGTGCGTTGACCTATACGGTGATAAGCACGACGCACGATCACCTGATCAACGGGCTTTCTGGTATTGCCAGAAGCCGAATCGAGTTTACCGCATTTGCCTCCACGCGGGCCGGTGCGAACCTAATTGCAGAAGCAGTCAGGGCAAGCGATTTACAGGGTTACACCGGAGCAATGGGCGGCGTGTCGATTGAATCTGTAATGATCACAGGAGGCATCCAGACGCTGGATGAGCGGCCGACTGATGGATCACAGGAGCATCGATATTTAACGATTTTTGACTATATGATCGCTTATCAGGAAACGGTGTAAAATGGCAACGGGAACACGATTTAAGACCGGCAACACAGCAACGATTACACTGGGTGGAGCACAGACGACCGGCATCACTACAGCGTGGGCGGGAAATGTTGTTTCCATTAATCCAGGGGAATGGACGCTTGGTGAGCGCGACGTGACATTGCTGGCAGACACTGGATTCACCCGAAATGACCCACACGATTTGGCTACGCCAAACGAGATTAGCGGCGTGGTTCGGTTCAGTCCATCTTTGGGACTGCCGCCAATTGACGGAACAGTCGCAACTGTGACTGTCACGCTTCCGCAGCTCAGCACAGCAACCAGCGGAGTAACACGCGGAACGATCACAGGCAAGGCGTTCTTCAGCCGTGTTGCGTTTCCTCAGTTGGCAAACAACGAAACGATGGATTGTGAGTTCACCTTGAAAATGACTGGCGAAACCCTATCACAGACACGAGAGACATGATGCAAATCAAATTGATTGACCACATCGGCGAAGCTCCTAACGGATCGCCAGTGGATCACGAGCAATGGATCGTGTTTTGCGATGACGTGCAGGTCGGATACTTGCCGAAATCGCCCGACGCATGGCTGCAGTGCATTGTGTCATTCAGCGAAACAACAAAGGCTGAATTGATTCAGGCTGTGAATGAAACAGCAGCGTTAAAAATCGGCGGCGTTGTTATGCCGGTCGATCCCGATCTCGAACCAAACGAGGATGAAGAGTAATGACACTAACGAGAGCGACGTTAGGAAAGTTGACGAAACGAGCAACAAAGGACATCGAAGTCTGCGGGCATAAGGTCAGGCTTCAGCGACCAACGCCGCTGGAGCACTCGCAATACCAGATGTCCTTGGTCGACAAGGATGGCAAGTGGAATGCGACGAACCTAAACGATGCAATCATGCTGCTAACCGCACGCATGTGGATTGACGAAGAAGGCGAGCGGTTGTTTAAGGATACCGAGACGAAACAACTCGGCTCAATTGATCTTGCGTTTTATCAGCAGTTGTCGGAGCAGTGTCAGAAGTTTGCCATCGTTAGTGAGGCGTCGACAACGCTGGGGGAGTCCGACAAAACCACCGTCTTAGATTCGCTTGCCGAGTCTGCCTTGAGCTAGGAATAGACGATCCAGAGGCGTGGTTGGATTCGATATCGGATCGGGTGTTTGATGTGTGGTGGGCGTACTACCAGTGCGAGCCGTTTGGATCGCACTGGGAACAATTCGCGTCTGTCTCTGCAATGATTCACAGCAACACGGTGATGATGGCGGCAACACGAGGGGCAAAGGTCGATCCGTTGAGCGTGGTCGATTTTATGCCATCGGATTCGATGAAGTGGCAGAAACGGACAAAGCTAAAATCACGCGGCATTAGTCACCCAAAGGCACAAACTGACATTCTCAAGCGGGCATTTGGTTTCTCATGACAACGATCACCGCACTCAATGTACGTCTAGGAATGGACGTATCCAACTTCAGCGAGGGGGCAAACCTCGCGAAGGGCGAAGTGTCTAAAGTCGCCACGATTATGCGTCAGTCGGTGCCGCCTGCGGAAAAGTTTAAGCAGGAGCTGGGGCTGCTAAATCGTGCGTTTTCTGAGTCCGGAAAAAAATCGGTTGAGTATGCGAACGCGGTCGAGCATTTGAAGCGAAAGCACGAACAGGCTGCACCGGCGATCAGAGACGTGACCAAGGCTTCAAAGGAAGCGGGGGTATCATCATCATCGGCAATCGCATCAATCAAGGGCATGGCAGCAGCCTACCTGAGCGTTCAGACGGTCGCAAAGTCAATCAACCTTGCATCACAGGTCGAGGATGCCACGATCGCATTTGAGGTTTTGACCGGCAGTGCAAAAGACGGACAGTTACTGTTTGAGCAGATTCGCAAGTTTGCTGCCGAATCGCCAGTTACGTTTAGCAATGCTGCAGACGCGACGAAAACAATGATGAGTTTTGGCGTCGCCGCGCAGGACGTGCAAAAAAATCTGCAGATGCTGTCTGATGTCACAGGTGGGAACAACGACCGATTCAAGATGCTGTCGCTCGCATTCTCTCAGACAACGGCAGCCGGTCGGCTCATGGGTCAAGACCTGCTGCAGATGATCAACGCGGGGTTCAATCCGCTGCAGCAGATCAGCAAGACCACCGGCGAAACGATGATTGAGCTAAAGAAGCGAATGGAGGACGGTGGAATATCATCACAGGAAGTTCGACAAGCATTTGAGGATGCTACTTCAGCCGGCGGGATGTTCCACGGCATGACCGAGCGACTAGCTGGTACGGTCAGCGGAAAGCTCAACATCGCACTCAGCGACCTTGAGCAAAAGGCTGCATCTGCGGGGCAAGCAATGGGGCCGCTGCTTATTCAGTTGCTCGACACCTTTACGCGATTGAAGCCAATTCTTGATGCGGTCATTAACCTGATCGATGGCATATCGCAGGGGCTGGGGTTTGCAATCGCGGTGGTGACGGACCTGATTAACAGCGTCAAAAATTTTACTGTCGACACTACCGAAATGAACAAGTTTCTCGACTTGCTAGAGCAGCGAGAACGAGAAGCCGCATTTGAAAAAGAAAAGCGAACACATGAAGAGTTTCAGCAAAAAAAAACCGTGGTAAATGAAGTTGCAATTGCCGAACGCAAGGCTGCGGAGCAGGCGCATGATTCGCAAATGAAGGCGATTGAAGACCAAAAAAAAGCAAAAGACGACTGGTTTAAAGAGCAGAAACAGAAGTACAAAGACGAGCAACAAATGTACAAAAAGGCGGCTGAAGATCGCAAGAAAGAGCGAGAACAGGCAGCACGACAGGTTGAAGAGCAATTTCAGCGAGACATGGAAACGGCTCGCAAAGCCGCAATGGATTACTTTGCACAGCAGGAAGAAAAGAACAAGCAGCGCAGAGCAGACGTTGCGGCCGGGCCGGGTGCCGGCATGGAAGTCGGATCTGCTGAGGCTGCCAAGTTTTCAGCAGATCAAATCAATCGTCAGATGAGCGTGGCGGCCGTCCCAGATCAGCCAACGCCGGGCGAAGTGCAGATTGCATGGAAGGCAGAGCAGCTTTTTAAAGAGCAGCAGGCAGCGAACGCATTGGCGACGCGGCAGATTGCGATCATGGATAGCCTGCTAAGAGAAGCAAAAGAAAATGGATTCAGGAGAATTCGATAATGGCTGATCTCAGCGGAATTACGGCGGTTAGGCCGACAGCAACAACGCAGGTTCGCACCTTGCAATACGGCGGCACCGTAGCAGTCGGGCAGCCAGTTTCCCTTAGCTCCAGCAAGTACGTCGCATCGGACGCGAACGCATCGGCAACGCTGGCAGCAGCGACAGGAATCGCAATGACGCCTGGCGTGACAGATGGCTATGGACTTGTTGCCGTTGGCGGATCGATCATTCTTGTCGGCACGACAATGACAGTCGGCGAAACTTATCTTGTGTCCGACACGGCTGGAGGAATCATGCCGAACGCTGACAGATCGACGGGCGACTATGTGACGAGACTTGGGACAGCATCGACGGCAACGCAACTTGACTTGGCAATTCAAGCGACAGGAATACAGGTTCCGTAATGGCAACGACACTGCGAGGCGAAAAAAGCGAGGGCAAGTCCAGCATTCGATCATCCGGCGGGATCGCGGTGCTGGAAGAGGAGTATCACTTTCTTGTCGAGTGCGACTCGGTGAACGTGTCGCGGCTGGAGGTGCTTAACACCACTGGCTTGCCGATTGTCAACGTTAGCACATCATCCAGCGGGTTTTGCATCTGCCGTGGACTTGACGCGACGCGAAGAGAAGACCAGCGAAAACTTTGGGATGTTAGTGCAACGTTTAGCTCCGAGGTGTCTGAAGGTCAGTCGTCTACGGCGTCATCTGGAACGAGCGTCAGTTCCGATCCGACTGAGTGGGTTCCGATTTACGAAACGAAGTTCGAGCGGCAGCAATCTATAGCGAGTTTCGACCAAAGCGCAGTCGCCATCGCAAACAGCGCCGGTCAACCATTCGAAACGGGCATCACGATTTCAAGATTTATTCCCATTTGGGAGTTGTATCAATTTGAGTCCGATTCAATCACGGATGAAAATGTCATCGATCGAAACGAAGTAGTAAATAACGGCACATTTAAGGGGAAGGCCGCAAAAACGCTTTTGTGTACTGTGCTGTCATCGGTAGTCGGCTTTTACTACGGATCACGAAGACGATTAACGCGATATGCGTTGCGATACAGAAGCGGCACGTGGAAGCACAAGCGGCTAGATGTCGGGACTGTTTATCTCGACGGCGGAAAGCTTAAGCCATATTTAGACGACAATGGAAACGTGATTCTTGGCGGGCTAAACGGATCAGGCGGGAAAGTCGCAGCGGGAACCGCACCAAGCACATTGGAATTTGATATGTATCCAGAGGTGTCGTTTAGCAGCTTCCTGAGAGGCTAACATGCCAGACGAACGAACATATGGATTTAACGCAGACGATGCGGCTTCATTGCTGCAGTCAATTGGCACTGGGGAAACGACCTACGCTGAGATTCGACCACGCGGCGGAATGAGCCGCCTGCAGGTTGTTTTAACGTCAGACCTGCCAGCGGCCGTTAACACCAAGCGAGACCCAAGCACAGCAACTGCACGAGTACTCCGCAGGAAAACAGACGGTGATTTGACGCTGTCTACAGACTCAATCACGATCGTAAATCGCTTTACACAAATCAGCGTCGACGCTGGCACATATGGCAAGGCTGAAATGATCGACGGCGAATGGCAGCTCTACGCTGCTGATTGTCCGGGCGGCTCATGGTCGGAGAGTCTGTGATGCTGCTGGGATGCTGCCATTGCGGAGAAACGCCGAGCGAGTCAATTCCGCCGAGTGTGAGCGTGAGCCAGTCATCTGCCGCGCCAATTCAGACCGTGACAGTTCCCTCGTGCCCTGCTCCAAGATGCTTAAATGATATTGCGCCGATCCGTTACAGTTTTACTGTTACCGATCCCGGTGGAGCGTCTGCAGTTTGCCAAGGCTCTTACATGGGCACATTCACGGTGTATCATTCTGGTTCATCATGTTTTTCGTATTTATCTGCAGAGCGACCACGCAAACTGTCAGGGGCGACGTGTATAGATCACACGACGGGAGAGCGGTTCGCACTTAGCATCGGCGGTGCAGTATTCGGAGGCAATACTCAGTTTTCGCTGCAGGCTGTTTACAATAACGGCGGCAGTAATATCGCTATCGCGAGCTATTCGCTCAACGCTGGTGCGCAAGACATAAACTGTGTCAGCTCGTTTACGTTGACGAAAGGCTCAGTGGATTCTTTGGGCTTCAAATTTCCCACTACGATTACGATTACTCCGATATGACATGCGTTCATGAATACAGCATCGGCGAGGTTGATAGGCTAGGTTGCAGAAACACTGAAGCCGCCCTGAGTGGCGTAGTGCCATTGTCGTTTTGCATGAATTGCCCGTGGAAAGAAACGGAACGAACTTTGGCAGCAGTGGGTTTCTTCGCACAAACAGAACAACTTTTGATTCAGAAAGCCAGACGCGGAGAAATCACAGTAGCGGCGGCACCATGCGGCGGATGCGGAGAAACGAAACACCGAGTGCCGGAGCCTGAAGTTACTCAATTTGTTTGGCCGTATTGGGACGGCGGGGCACAGGCTGACGAACTTCGATGGTCCATCCGATCAGTCGAAACGTTCTTCCAGGGCAAAGCAAAGATCACAATCATCGGTGACAAGCCGGATTGGTATCACGGGCACGTCATCATAAAAAAGAGAGTCCCACACACGAAGCCAAATCGAGCCTTTCGCGACATGCTTGGCAAGGTGTTCTATATCGCAACACATGCGGAGATTGATCCTGAGTGCGTGTGGATGATGGATGACATCTATTTCCTCAAGCCATTCACATTAGACGACATCAAGACACCTCGTGCAGAGCCGTGGCGACCGGACGAGAGCAACAGTTGGCAGAAGCGTAAAACGGCGTCGATGGAAGCACTGGCGGCCCGTGGATTAACTCAACACGACTACGCAACGCATCTACCGCACTGGCTGGAAAAAGACAAACTGCGGGCGATGTTCGACGACTTCAATCTGCACGAGCATACGATGCTCTGGGAAGTGTTGTACGGCAATGTGTACAGAGCAACGCCGCAACGCACGCGGCCATTCTTTGCGCGGTTTCAGCATCAGGCGGACAAAGAAACATACCAGCGACTGACAGCAAACGCGACTGTTATCAATAACACTGAGCCAGCATGGTGCGATGGGCTACACGACTTTCTTGCCGAACGGTTGCCGACTCCTTCAAGCGTTGAGGCTGAACATGAAGCATCGAAGCCGGTTTACATCATCACAAAGAAGGGGCCACGAACTGTAAAGCGTCGGCCACTGGAAACGCACAGAGACTACATCGAGAAGCAGGCTCAATGATTCCTCATATCATGATCATCCAGTCGGCCTACACTGACCGCAGGCTATCAGAGCGACGGCTGGAGATTTCTCGACACACTGCGATACCATCGCTCGCATACCAGACTGTCAAGCCGATCATTCACATCGCGGTCAATCCGGACGATCCGTTTTTGGCCGAGCGACTTGAAGCGTTCCGGTCGACAGGCTGCGAGGTGAAGCCGCTTTACCGGCCCAACTGGAAACTCTACCGCGAGAACTGGGAGCTTCCAGAGGGGCGAAAGATCGTCAGCCGCATGGACGATGATGACGTGATCTGTAAAGAGTATTGCGAACGGACAAGGGCACAGGCCCCAGAGTCCGGCGAGTGGAATCTCATCTGGCCGAACGGTTACGTCTTTTGGCGTGAGACCTGCTACCTGCTGCATCATC